TTATAATCATAACATCATTTGTGAAACGCATTTGACTCGTAAAAGCAGTGTTAATATTGAGGAAACCCACACATGAGTACGCCTATATTCGACAGAAATCGTATTACAATGCCAACACGATATAACCGTGGTATGGATAACAAAAATGTCACAGGCGTCAGCTCACCCGTGTCTGTGGGGTTATATACGGTGGACAACGCCATATTGAAATACTTACAAACAAAGATTAAACCCGTAATAACACAGGACGGCAAACAAATTCAAATTCCCGTTATTTACGGTAATCCAGAACGGTGGAAAAGTGCGCAACAAGATGGGAATATTCGTGATAAGAATGGAAAAATTCTATTGCCAATTATTATGATAAAACGCACGACTATGAAACGAAATCAAATAGCATCTCCCGTAAACAAGTACCAACAATATACGTTTCGGGCAGGGTGGAATTCTAGAAATATTTACGATAGATTTACCGCACAAAATGGCATTGTTCCAAGTCAAATTTATCATACCACGATGATTCCCGATTATTATGATTTTGTGTATGAGGCAATAATTTGGACGGAATATATGGAACAAATGAATGGGGTTGTTGAAAATATTTCGTTTGAAAGTGATGAATATTGGGGTGAAACAAACAATTATAAGTTTGTCACCAAGATTTCTCAATTTGAACAATTAACAGATCTTCCCACAACGAATGATCGACTTGTGCGTAATAAATTTTCGATTGATGTAAAGGCATATATACTTCCACAAAGTGCATTGGACAAAAACAGTAATAGAGTAGCAACAACTCAATTACAATATTCTCCAAAAAAAGTGGTATTTGACACAGAAATTCTTACGAATACTATATAATAATAACTTTGGAAATAGTGAGTGATATTTATTAATTAGATTATATGAGTTTCGACACGAAATTATATATGTATGATATATAACCGTTTTATACAATGAGGCAGGTATGAAAAAAGTTACTGAAACCGAGTTATTAGAAATTCAGAAAATGCGGGAATCACTTCTTGAAATTGTTGTTTCGATTGGAGAACTAACGCTTAATAAATTTCTAGTACAAACACAGTTGGATAGTATTTCTACAGATATTAATGCGCAGCAATCTGCATTTATGGATTTTAAAGAAAAAGAAAGGGTTTTATTTGAGAAGTTGCAACAGACATATGGAACTGGTAACATAGATATGGAAACCGGGGAAGTATCAGAATAATACAACCCACACCTTGGAGAATAAGTAATGGCTAACGAGCGCATAGTATCACCCGGAGTATTTACCAGAGAAAGGGATTTAAGTTTCCTTACTCAAGGTATTAGTGAAATCGGGGCAGCATTTATTGGGCCGACACCAAAAGGCCCAGCGTTTATCCCGACCATAGTACGTGGTCAACAAGAATATGTTACCAGATTCGGTGAAGCAGATACCAATCATTACACAGGATTGGCGGCAAAAAATTATCTCCGTGAATCTGCCGTGGCAACGGTGGTTCGTGTATTAGGAACTACTGGATATGATCCGGCTACCACGAAGTCGGTGGTAATTTTTGCCACAGGCTCGGCAGGTAAAAAAGTATACGCGGTATTACATCCAAGTAGTACAGGCAATACACTTACAAATGCATTAGCAGCGGGAACTACGAGTAGTTTTAGTTTAGTGGTATCTGGATCAGGCGGCGCAATTATCAGTGCAAGTGCATTAAGTCCAACGGAAGGATTGTCCAATTCATTCCAAGATTATTTTTCTGCCACGCCAACCACAACACAAAATTCATATGTATATGCAATTTTCCCAGAAGCAGTTACTGCATCACTAGGAATTAACATTACATTCCAAGCAGTAACATCCAGTACTGTGTTGAATTTTAACGGATCAAGTTATGGTAATTACAACCACGCTAGCACGCCGTATATTCAATCACAAACATTGGGTGGTAGTAAATTAGATCTATTTAAGATTAATACACTTAGTGACGGCAATTCTGCAAACAAGGAAATTAAAGTATCATTTGCAAACATGAAGCCAAGTGGTGATGCTGAATATAATTTTGGTACCTTTACAATGTTCGTTCGTCGATATGATGATACGGATGCACGGTCAGAGATATTAGAACAATTTGATAATGTAAATCTTGATCCAGATAGTCCAAATTATATTGCACGAATCATTGGCAATAGTGCACCAACCGAAGATACCGTAACGGGTGAAATGTACTATCAAGGTGATTTCCCGAATAATTCACAGTATATTTGGGTAGAAATGACAGACTCGCAGATTCCAGAAACAGCACTTCCGTTTGGATTTGCGGCATATTCATCTACGATTTCTGCAGCATCATCAGAATTAAGTGCTCCCGATTATGTTACAAGTCGTTGGCTTGATGGGGCAGTTGAAGGATATACTACCCAATCAATCGACAAGAAATACTTTTATGGTTGGAATTTTGACGCAGCATATGAAACCAATAATTCTTACCTTGGACCAATTCCATCGGGATCATTAACTGTTGGTACGGTATTTAATCTTGAAGACATTGTGGATGTACCGAATGGAGCAGTACCAAAGGCAATCTCATTGACGGACGCAGATAGTTTCATCTATCGTAAGTTCTCAGTGGCATTCCAAGGCGGATTCGATGGGTTAAATCCTGCACGTGACATTAATATGGGTGGCGATATCGTTGCTACCAATAGTCAAGGATTCAACTTAGCAACGTCAGTATCGGCGGGATCGGTATCCTATAAGAAAGCATTGGATGCTATTAGTAATCCCGATCAGTTTGATTTTAACTTGTTAGTACTTCCTGGTGTAATTTATGAACTACATTCATATGTTGCAAACTATGCACTAACATTGTGTGAAGATCGTGGTGATGCATTCTACATCATGGATACCACACAATTAACGGCAACACTGGCAACAGCAACAACAAAGGCCGCTGAAATTGACAGTAGTTACGCAGCAACCTACTATCCGTGGCTACGAGTCATTGATACGAATACCAACAAGTTAATTTATGTTCCACCTTCAGTGATTCTTCCAGAAATCTACGCATACAACGATAATGTTGCAGCAGAATGGTTTGCACCCGCTGGATTAAATCGTGGTGGCATTGCAAGTGCAGTCGGTGTCAAGGTTCGCTTACCACAAGCAAGTCGTGATACACTCTACGAAGGAAAGGTTAACCCAATTGCACAGTTCCCAGGACAAGGCATCTGTGTGTGGGGTCAGAAAACATTACAACGCCGTTCATCAGCATTGGATCGTGTGAACGTCCGTCGTTTGTTAATTGCGGTGAAGAAGTATATTGCAAGTTCGTCACGTTATTTAGTGTTCGAACAGAATGTTGAAGCAACGCGAAATCGTTTCCTCAACATTGTTAACCCGTACCTTGCAAGTGTACAAGAACGTTCTGGATTGTACGCATTCCGTGTGGTCATGGACGACACAAACAACACACCTGATGTGATTGATAGAAATATCCTCTACGGACAACTCTATCTACAACCCACACGAACAGCAGAATTCATTGTTCTTGACTTCAATGTTCTCCCGACAGGTGCGCTATTTCCTACTGCGTAAGTTTAACTAAATCAACAATTTACACGACTTACAGTGGAAACAAAAATAAAGACAGTTTGAATAAACTCCGTGATACTTATTAGTAAATGGGTATCACGGAGGTCAAAATGACTAAAAAATGTTCGGAATTAAGAAATTGTGAAGTATGTAACACGGATTATGTGGCAAAGATAGTTACGGCAAGATTTTGTTCTCTGAAGTGTATGTATGTTTGGAGGTCTACTCTTCCAAAAAAACAACGACAAAAGAAACAACTTGTTATCAAAATATTAGGTACTGGAAACTGCTTATATTGCGGGAAATTGTTTGATATACTGAAAAATAGAAAAACTTTATGTTCCCGACGATGTATGTATGACTGGAGAAAATCTCAGCATAAAGAAACAGTTCCTTGTCTAACCTGTGGTAAAGAGTTTGATAAGTACAAGAAAAGTAAAACTCGGTATTGTTCAGATATATGTGCAAAAACTTCCGTTGAGAAAAAAGAAAAACTTCGCAGGTGGGGATTGAGTAAGAATAATCACTGGAATAATTCAACCATTCAATCTAAAGTAAGAACTACTAAGAAAGAACGATACGGTGATGAAAATTATAATAATACTGATAAGCAAATAAAAACTGCATTTGAAAAATACGGAACATATACGATGTGGTTGGGAAAATCTCAAGGAAAACGCATAAGTAATCCACAAAGAAAAGTTTATGAAAATGTATTAAAAGAACACACGGATGCGTTATTAGAACATTGGTTACGAGATGCACAAAAGAGTGTAGATGTTTACATTCCTTCAACCAAAACTATTATTGAGGTATATGGTACATATTGGCACTGTGACCCTAGAAAATATGCAGGTAATTACTACAATAAATCAATGAAGTTAAATGCACAAGAAATATGGGAACGAGATACAAAAAGAAAAAATTTTCTAGAGTCACTTGGATATACAGTAAAAGTTTTGTGGGAGTTGGATGTAAAATAAATAATATACATATTTATAGTTAGATATCCTTTCGGAGATTATACATGGCAAACTTAGTATCAGAACAAGAACTTTTCTTTACCGCGTTCGAACCAAAAATGAAGAATCGGTTCGTCCTATATATGGATGGAATCCCTTCATATATTGTAAAAAAAGTCGCACGTCCAACACTTAAGCAAGATTCAAAACCATTAGACCATATTAATCTCCAACGATATGTGAAAGGCAAGACCACATGGGGAAGTATGCAAATGGAATTATACGATCCTATTGTTCCATCGGGTGCACAAGCCGTTATGGAATGGGTGCGTTTACATCACGAATCGGTCACGGGTCGTGACGGATATCTTGAATTCTACAAGAAAGATTTAACGCTCAATGTTCTTGGACCTGTTGGCGATAAGGTTGAAGAATGGATTATCAAGGGCGCACAAATTACTGAAGTTAACTTTGGTGAACTTGATTGGAGTACAGATGATGTAATGTCATTTACACTTACCGTGCAAATGGATTATTGTGTTTTAAATTTTTAAACTACATCTTGATTATTGTGTTCTTTGGTTAGAATCACATAATTTAGTTGTATTTTCAATCTCCTCTGTGATATATATAGTAAACGTATATCACAGAGGAGATTTTTATGTTTATTTGTAAGCGTTGTGGAAATGAATATCCTTCATATAATTCATTGTCAAAACACACTAGAACTGCATACAAATTAAGCGGAGAAGCATTATATCGTGAATATTATTGTATAAAAGAAGTTCCCACTTGTAAATGTGGTTGTAAAACTCCTACCAAGTGGCGTATTGACCGTGGATATGGAGAATATGTCAATGGTCATAATTCAAAAGGAGCTTCAAACTCAATGTTTGGAAAAACTCATAATAAAACTGCACGTGAGAATATTTCTAAGAAACGTAAAGAAAAATTTGCTAATGGTGAATATAATTTTATCAATTCTGTAAAATGGGCAGAGATTCAAAAAGAAGTTTGGAAGCGAGACGGTTATAAAGAAAAAATGAAAGCGGCTCGTGAAAAATCGGGATGGCGTGAAAAAATATCAAAAAAACTATCGGGTGAAAATAATCCATTTTATGGTAAAAAACGACCTGAACACAGTAAATTGATGAAATCCCCTGAAATGGTAAAAAAAATATTTGCTAAACGCAGTATGACTGATATTGAACAAATAGTTACAAAAAAACTAGACGAACATAATATTCAATATTACCATCAATTTTTCCTTACCGACGATGACGATACCTTTGCATATGACTTTAAAATTAAAGGACATCCAATATTAATTGAAGTAGACGGTGATTATTGGCACGGCGGCCCTGGTGTAGATATACATGTTCCGTTTTTAACGGAGATACAAGAAAAAGATGTATTGAAAACAAAGATAGCCCAACAACACGGTTATACGGTATTACGTTTTTGGGGTAGTGATGTTAAATCGCGCCCCTTCTGGGTTATCCAACAATTATTATCTCACATCAATCCTTCATAAAAACATCCGATTAACATACTGTTTGATATTTATAGAAGAGTATTTTTTACAATGAGAATTATATGGCAGACACTACTTATTTTCAAATTGGACAAGGCGAAACATTTACAGTATTGGTGCAATTGAAAAATCGCAGTGATAACAACACCCCATTGGATATTACTAACTATATATTCGCCGGCCAATTACGAGAAAATTACACCACGGATGAGGTTGCCGCAACCTTTTCGTTTGAAAAGATACTTCCGTATACATCTGGTAGTTTTTTTGTAAGACTATCGGCGGCAGATACGTTGTTGCTAACGCAACGTAAATACGTGTATGATATAAATTACACCAGCGGATCAATAATTCCCGCAGTTCGTCGTATTTTAGAAGGTGGGTTAACTGTAAGACCAACCGTGACTAGACAATAAATGAATAATATAAAGTTGGACATTCCTGACATTACCGTTGTAGTAGATAGCGGATATGCTATATCCGTCGATGGATCTGGTAGTTATTTTATCGTAGCCGATACCGCCACGTCTGCAATTACAGCCAGTTATGCACTTACATCAAGTTTTGCAGTAAGTGCACTTACATCAAGTTACGCACTAAATGCAACGGCTACAGTGCCCGCTGGTACGGTTTCCAGTTCACGCCAATTTAATTCATTAACTCTTCCCTTTACTGGCTCCTTCACTGGGTCATTCCGCGGCATTCTTACTGGCTCTACGTTTGGAACGGCCAGTTTTGCAGTTTCTTCATCGCGGGCAACTACATCATCGTTTGCAATCACATCATCGTTTGCAGTTTCTTCATCACGAGCAACCACATCATCGTTTGCAGTTTCGTCGTCGCAAACAACCACATCATCGTTTGCAGTTACTGCATCATTTGTTGATTATACAAACATTGCAAATAAACCCACGTTAGTTTCCAGCTCCACGCAAATTAATACGGGTTCCTTCACGGGATCGTTTATAGGCGTGATAACATCTGCCTCTTTTGCAACCACGGCAAGTTATGTAGCAGGAGCAGTTGCAGATTGGAATACGCTAGCAAATAAACCTGCGGGAATTGTTTCTAGCTCCACGCAAATTAATACTGGAAGTTTTAGTGGGTCATTTACGGGGACATTCACGGGAACTGCAAGTGTTGCAGCGGCTGCAACAAGTGCATCCTTTGCTCCAACTATACTTCCATCGGGAATCGTATCTAGTTCTAGACAAATTAACACAGGGTCATTTACTGGATCATTTATCGGCGCATTAATTGGAACAAGTAGTTATGCAAATAATGCAAACTTATTGGATGGATTAGACTCATTCGTATTTGCTACCACTGGTTCAAATCAATTTAATGGTAATCAAACTATAATTGGCTCAGTAACATCATCGAGAGTTTTAACAGATGCAGTAAGATTTAACACTTCTGCGGGAGTATCCGTTGGGGTTGGTGAATTAGCTTGGAACAACTCCGATGGAACTTTGGATTTGGGAATGACGGGTGGAAATGTTGTTCAGCAAATCGGACAAGAACTCTTTTATGAGGTAAGAAACGAAACCGGAATAGAAATACCAAATGGGACTGCAGTTTATGCAACTGGTGTAACTGCCGGTAGTGCTAGAATTACAGCATCACCTTATACCGCAGATGGTAGTGTTAGGGAGGTTAGATTTTTAGGTATAGCAACTGAGGATATATCTAATGGAGTAAACGGATTTGTAACTCATTTTGGATATGTTAGAGGTTTAGATACCAGAGGAACAACAGCAAGTTCAATTGCGGTTGGTGATGAAACTTGGGCAGTTGGTGATATATTATATGTTCACCCAACCGTTGCCGGTAAATTAACTAATGTAAAACCCGAACATGCAATTACGGTTGCTATTATCATAACAAGACACCAATCGGTAGGGGTATTATTTGTAAGACCTTCATCTGGTGGGCATTTGGAAGATATACATGATATATTAATCAATACTGGTTCTTTAACAAATGGACAGGTATTATCATACAACTCCACATCGGGTCTTTGGGAAAATACAAATCAAATAAATACATCTTCATTTGCAACAACTGGTTCTAATCAATTTAATGGTAACCAAACTATAACAGGCTCTCTTATTCAAGGATTGGGAAATACAGCAACAGGAGAAAACTCACACGCCGAAGGAGATAGTACACAGGCAATAGGACTTTTTTCACACGCAGAAGGATTAGGAACAATAGCATACGGAGGCCGCTCACACGCTGAAGGTCAAGATACAATAGCATCAGGTTCATATTCACATGCCGAAG